TATGGGCGTCGTTCATTTGTTGATAATCAGGAGCGAATCGAAGGCCACGCAGCAAAAGCGATGGATGCACAGCGTCTTGAGAACCTGATGGTTTCCATGATTGCAGATAACGCTACTCAGGCTGGCGGTGATGGCATTCCTATCGTGGATGTTGATTTCATTCCCGGTCCATTAATGAATCACTGGGCAGAGAGGAATAAGAAAAGACCTGCAGTTCTTCCCATGACCAGCAAGAAGGACAAAAACGGAACGGTCATTTCAGAGGCTCAGGTTGCTGGCTGGACACCTCCGACACAAATGCCTCCTGCTCTTGCCGGGCTATTGCAGTACACCGGAACGGCTATTCAGCAAATTACAGGTGCGTCGCAGCTTGAGAACATGCCGAGCAACGTCGCTACCGATACCGTTGATAGCATCTTTAACCGGATGGACACGCAGTCCTATATCTACATGGACAACATGGCTAAATCCATGCGCCGTGCTGGCGTCGTGTGGCTTTCTATGGCTCGTGAAGTCTATGGCAGCGATACGCCAATGCGCATCGTTAATGAGGATGGCAGCGATGACGTGGCGCTGATGACTGGTGAAGTGGTTGACCGTCAGACAGGGCAGGTTATCGCGCTTAACGACCTTTCGCAGGGTAACTATGAAGTGACTGTCGATGTCGGTCAGTCGTTCGCTACTCGCCGTGATGCAACGGTTAAGTCGTTACTTTCCATGCTGGCACTTATCCCACCAGGAACGCCGAAGCACGACCTTGTATCATCGATGATTCTCGACAATATGGACGGCGAAGGGATGGACGACCTTAAAGAATACAACCGCAATCAGTTGCTTCTGTCTGGCGTTATCAAGCCGAGAACGCCTGAAGAACAGCAGATGGTTGAACAGGCGAAACAACAACAGGCCAGTCAGCCAGATCCGGCTATGGTTGCAGCGCAAGGTCAGCTTCTTGCTGGTCAGGCTGAATTGCAGAAAGCGCAGAACGAACAGGCAGCCATTCAGGTTAAAGCATTCCAGGCACAGACTGATGCTCAGGTTGCAGCGGCAAATGTTGTGAAAATACTCGCATCTGCCGATAGCCAGCAGAAATCTGATATCCGCGAGGCTCTGAAACTGCTCGGACAGTTCCAGCAACAGCAAGGAGACAATGCCCGTGCTGATGCAGAGCTTGTCCTGAAAAGTCAGGCACAGGGCCATGCGCAGCGCATGGACATCAGCAGCATCCTGCAAAAATCAACCCGGCAACAACCACAGCAGTAATTAACCCATAACGTGCAATGGCTGTCTTTATGAGGCCTGGCACCCTATTGCCTTCCGATGGGCTGAACATCGAGTAAACAGGGGTAACAAATGGACCAGATGGCAGAAAACACACCAGAAGTTGAAATCGAAACCGACGCGTCAGAGCAGATTCCTGATGATGTCGAACTGGCTGAAGAAGTCGAAACAGAAGATGGCAGTGAGTCCTCCGGCAATGATGCAGAGGAAGCTACTGAAACTGATGACGACGAATCAGAACAGGAATTCTACTTTGGTGACGAAAAGCTGGATTCGCCAACCAGCGAAGATAGCGCAGAGCATGGACTGGTAAAACACCTGCGCAAGACGATTAAAGAGAAAGACCGCGAGCTGAAAGAGCTGATGCGTCAGTCTCAGAAACCCGTCGAGCAGCAGCCGGTAATCACTCAACCACCGCGAATGCCAAAACTGGACGATGAGGACATCGGTTTCGATGAAGAAATCTACCAGCAACGCATGGCTAAGTGGGCAGAGGATAACGGCAAGTACCAGCAACAGGAGATGGCTCGCAAGCAAAAGGAGCAGGAGATTCAGGCTGCCTATCAAGAGCGATTATCCAAATATCAGCAACGTGTTAAGGCTCTCAAAGTTCCTGGCTATCAGGAAGCTGAGCAGGCCGTACTCGAGGAAATCCCCATCGAGACACAAAACGCGATCCTGTTTGAGTCAGAGAAGCCGGAAATCGTTGTTCTGGCACTCGGTCGCAACGCTGAACTGCGCAAGCAACTGGCAGAAGCTACCAACCCCGTAGCAATTGGTCGTCTGCTGGAACGTATCGAATCGAAGGCCAGAATCATGCCAAAAGCAAAAACCACGGCAGCCACAACCCCGACAGTTAAGGGGAGCAACGGCGCAGTAATCAACAACCTCGACAAATTGAAAGCCAAGGCGCTGGAAACTGGTGACTGGACGCCGTATTTCGCCGCTAAAAAGGCAAAAAAATAACCTATCGGAGCATTAAGCATGGCTAACCAATTAGCAAAAGACCTTGAAATCATGTTCGAAAACTACGTTGAAGGCTTTGAGGCCGCCTGCGTAGTTTCCCGTAACGCTAAAAAATTCCGTCCCGGTGATACCGCAATGCAGCGAGCAGGTGATGTTCTGTATCGTCCGCAGCATTACCACATGAACATTGAGGAAGGCCTCGATCTCAGCAGCAAAACGCCAACAGCACTGGTTCAGCGCCTTGTTCCTTCTGTGTTCAAGGAGCCGAAAAACATTCTGTACACTCTGGATGCGCGTGAAATGCGTGACCCGGAACATAAAACTGAAGCTGGTCGAGCCGCAGGTATGCGCCTTGCTGCACAGATTGACTCTGACCTGATTTCCATGGTCACGCAGCGTGCTACTAACGTGGTCGCAATTCCTGCCTCAGAAAATGGCTCACGGGGCCTTGCCTTGTGGAATGGTGCGGCAGATATTGATGCCACCATGACGGCGATTGGTGTACCTCAGGGTATCAACCGTCGCTCTTTCTGGAACCCCTTCAACTACAAAGACCTTGCTGGCGAGCTTGGTCACCGTGCCTACGCTCAGGGCGCAACCCTGACAGCATACGAAAAAGCGCAGATCCCTCCGGTTGCTTCCTTTGATAGCTACAAGACCGATATTTCCGGTCGATTACCGGCAGGAAGCACTGAAACCTTGACAGTATCAAATCAACCTGAACACAAGGTTGAAGCGAAAGATTCAAATGGCATGCCTGTTGATAACCGACAGGGGACCATTACGGTATCTGCTAAAGGCTTGCAGGTTGGCGATGCGTTTACCATCGCAGGTGTGAATTCCGTACACCAGATCACCAAAGATACCACCGGGCAGCCGCAGGTATTCCGCGTTCTGGCAGTAGACACAGCAGGAACCACCGTAACAATCTCTCCAAAGATTCTCCCTGTTGGAAATGCCGATGTTGCGAGCCGTCCATATGCAAACGTCGATGCCAAGCCGGCAGAAACTGCAGCAATCACCATTCTCAACAAAAATGCCGCACCGGCTAACCTGTTCTGGGCTGATGGTTCTGTTGAACTGATGTACGGCAAACTGGCGTTCCCGACTGGTCAGGGTCCACAGGTAATGACAGCAACCACCGAGCAGGGCGCTACGCTGATCATGTCTTACGCCTTCGACCACATCAAAGGCGTAACCACTGCTCGTTTCACCACTCTGTACGGTTGCTCTGTACTTGTTCCTGAATATACGGGCATCGTTATTGCCGGGCAGTAATTTTGGTGGGGCTTCGGCCCCATTTTTATTGGGAGAAGACAATGGCACGAACAATGCTCTATAAGCCTGGCAACATGATCACCTGTGGTCAGTTTGCTGTCGATTACATCATTGTTGATGACGAAGAAGTTAAATCTCACCTGAAAAAAGGCTGGGTAAAAACTCCTGAAGAAACCGCAACGAAGCAAAAAGTGGCTAAGGCGGAAGAAGATGGCGAAAACGAAGGGTGATCTCGTTCTTAAGGCTTTACGAAAAGCCGGGCTGTATTCCAATGCCACGTTGACAGATGCCGACCCTCAGGCAATTGAAGATGCCATTAATGACCTCGAAGACATGATGGCAGCATGGCAGGCGAAAGGTATCGAGCTTGGATATCAGTTTGCTGATACAGAAAACGGCATCATGCCGTTACCTGACGATGATTCAGGTATCCCTGCATGGGCAAATGATGGCGTCGCTTTGAAGCTCGCTGTGCAGGTGTGCATGGATAACGTCATTCAGCCGTCGGATGCTCTCCTGACCGCTGCTGACAGTGCATATCAGACAATCTGTATCGCTTTAACCAAAATACCACCACTTGAGCGACGAAATGACATGCCTCGCGGTAGTGGTAACAAAAGCGCGTTTACGTGGAATCGGTTTTACATCGAGAAAGATGATCCGAGTACGTGAGGTGAATAAATGCCGATTCAGCAACTTCCACTTATGAAAGGTGTCGGCAAAGACTTTCGAAACGCCGACTATATCGACTATCTGCCAGTGAATATGTTGGCTACACCCAAAGAAATCCTGAACAGCAGCGGATATCTTCGCTCATTCCCGGGCATTGCCAAACGTTCTGATGTGAACGGCGTATCGCGAGGCGTCGAGTACAACATGGCGCAGAGTGCTGTTTATCGCGTGTGTGGTGGGAAGCTGTACAAAGGAGAAAGTGAGGTCGGTGATGTTGCCGGAAGTGGTCGCGTATCAATGGCGCATGGTCGAACATCACAGGCGGTAGGCGTTAACGGGCAACTGGTCGAGTATCGCTATGATGGCACGGTTAAAACCGTCTCAAACTGGCCTGCGGACAGCGGATTCACGCAGTATGAGTTAGGGTCCGTCCGCGACATTACGCGCTTACGCGGGCGTTATGCGTGGTCAAAAGACGGTACTGATTCATGGTTTATCACTGACCCTGAAGACGAATCGCACCCTGACCGCTACAGCGCACAATATCGCGCAGAATCGCAGCCTGACGGCATCATCGGCATCGGAACATGGCGAGACTTCATCGTATGCTTTGGTTCATCAACGATTGAATATTTCTCCCTGACTGGTGCAACCACCGTTGGTGCTGCTTTGTATGTCGCGCAGCCATCGCTGATGGTGCAAAAAGGCATCGCCGGAACTTACTGCAAAACGCCGTTTGCTGATTCCTATGCGTTCATCAGCAATCCGGCAACAGGTGCGCCGTCTGTGTACATCATCGGCTCCGGTCAGGTGTCACCAATCGCCAGCGCGAGCATTGAGAAAATACTACGCTCCTACACTGCTGATGAACTGGCTGATGGCGTGATGGAATCGTTGCGGTTTGATGCTCATGAGTTGCTGATTATTCACCTGCCGCGCCATGTTCTTGTTTACGACGCATCTTCAAGTGCCAATGGTCCGCAATGGTGTGTGCTGAAAACAGGCCTGTATGACGATGTGTACCGCGCTATCGACTTCATTTACGAAGGCAATCAGATAACGTGCGGCGATAAGCTAGAGTCCGTGACCGGGAAATTGCAGTTCGATATCAGCAGCCAGTACGACAAGCAACAGGAGCACCTGCTGTTTACTCCGTTGTTCAAAGCAGATAACGCCAGAGTTTTCGACCTTGAAGTTGAATCTTCAACTGGAGTTGCGCAGTATGCTGACCGCCTTTTTCTCTCTGCAACCACTGACGGCATCAATTACGGACGTGAGCAGATGATTGAGCAGAATGAACCGTTCGTTTACGACAAACGCGTTTTGTGGAAGCGAGTAGGGCGCATCAGGAAAAATGTCGGCTTCAAATTGCGCGTTATCACGAAGTCACCTGTAACTCTGTCTGGCGCTCAGATAAGGATTGAGTAATGGCGGATTCATCACTGAATAATCCTGTCGCGGTTCAGGCTACGCGCCTTGATGCTTCAATTTTGCCACGCAATATATTCAGCCAGTCTTACCTGCTGTATGTCATTAATCAGGGGGCTGATGTCGGCGCAATTGCCGGGAAGGCAAATCAGGCTGGTCAGGGCGCTTATGATGCCCAAGTAAAAAACGATGAACAGGATGTCGAACTGGCTGACCACGATGCAAGAATCACCGCAAACACAAAAGCGATAAATCTCCTTGAGGTCAGGTTAACAACCGCCGAAGGGAAGATAGTCGTACTGCGCAGCGATGTTGATTACTTGCTGGATGAGGTTATCGATATTCAGGCGCATCTGGTCACTGTTGACAAAAGACTGGATGGCGTAGAAAGCGATGTATCTGACATTAAGAGTGATTACGTATCGAAAACTGTAACCAAATCGCAGTCTCTTGCGTCACCGCTGGATGTAAAAACATCATATTCAGTTGATGGAATTCAGGTTGTTGGAGCAAGAAATACCGGATGGACTGCAGCCACAGGTACGCCACTTCTTGGTTCATTCAACGCTAACCAGTCATACACGGTCGGCACTACGTACACACAATCCGAAGTCGCAGCTCTCGCTACAGGTTTGGAGCAGGCGCGGCAGCGTATTCTGGCGCTTGAAACAGCACTTAGATTACATGGGCTGATTGACTGATGATTACATTCAAACCAACGCGAAACATCGACCTGATCGAAGCAGTCGGAAATCACCCTGACATTATTGCCGGAAGCAACAACGGTGATGGATACGACTACAAGCCTGAATGCCGTTACTTTGAGGTTAACGTGCACGGTCAGTTCGGCGGCATTGTTTACTATCAGGAGATTCAGCCGCTTACATTCGATTGCCACGCCATGTACCTGCCAGAGATTCGCGGCTTCAGCAAGGAAATCGGGCTGGCGTTCTGGCGATACATTCTGACTAACACCACCGTTCAGTGCGTCACATCGTTCGCTGCACGCAAATTCCGCCACGGGCAGATGTACTGCGCAATGATTGGCCTTAAGCGTGTAGGAACCATCAAGAAATACTTCAAAGGCGTGGATGACGTGACGTTTTACAGCGCCACACGCGAAGAACTAATCGACTTCCTGAATCACGGGAGATAGCCATGTTATATGCATTTAAGCTGGGCAGAAAACTGCGCGGCGAGGAACCTTATTGCCCTGAAAAAGGCGGGAAAGGTGGCAGTTCTGATAAAAGCGCAAAGTATGCAGCAGAAGCCCAGAAGTATGCTGCAGACCTGCAAAATCAGCAGTTCAACACCATCATGAACAACCTGAAGCCGTTTACTCCTCTGGCTGATAAGTATGTCGGCAGCCTCGAGAACTTATCGTCTCTGGAAGGGCAAGGTCAGGCGCTTAACCAGTATTACAACTCTCAGCAGTATAAAGACCTTGCAGGTCAGGCTCGCTATCAGAGTCTGGCTGCAGCGGAAGCAACAGGTGGATTGGGTTCCACCGCAACCAGTAATCAGTTAGCAACAATCGCACCAACGCTTGGTCAGCAGTGGCTGTCTGGTCAGATGAACAACTACCAGAATCTGGCAAACATTGGTCTTGGCGCACTGCAAGGTCAGGCGAACGCCGGGCAGACATATGCCAACAACATGAGTCAGATTTCGCAGCAAAGCGCGGCGCTGGCTGCGGCAAACGCCAACCGACCGTCAGCATTGCAGCAGGGGGTTAGTGGTGCTGCATCCGGTGCGCTTTTGGGTGGTGGCATAGCCAGTGCTCTCGAGCTATCAACTCCGTGGGGGGCTGCGATCGGCGGCGGTCTTGGTCTGCTTGGCTCGTTGTTTTAAGGGGTAATCATGGCTACGTGGCAACAGGGTATTAATTCTGGTGGTTTTCTGGCTGGCATTGGTGCGCAAAACGAGAATGCGCCAAAGGCAAGCGACATTAACGCAACGCTTGGTCTGATCCGCGAAAACAATGAATTGGCTCGCTCAGGTGCAAATAACGTTGGTCTGACCGCGTTACGTGGTCTGGCTGGAGTTGCTGATATTTATAAGCAGGAACAGCAACAGAAAGCGATTAATGCGTTCAATAAGGTTCACGCTGATGCATGGGCTTCTGGTGATCCATCGGGACTATTTAAGTTTGCCCAGGAAAATCCAGCGTTTGTTGCACAGGCACAACAGGCATTTTCCGGTCTTAATGAGCAGCAACGCAACGATATGGGCGATTTAGCCATGAGGGCTAACGTCGCTCTTTCTCAGGGACCGGAAGCCTACAGTAAATTCATTACTGATAACAAGGACAGGTTAAATCGCGTGGGGGCGAATGCTGACTGGATGATTCAGACAGGTATTCAGAATCCAGAGCAGCTATCACACATGCTGACTACTATGTCTCTCGGTGCACTTGGGCCAGAAAAGGCGTTTGCTGTTCAGGATAAGATGGTTGGTCGCCAGCAGGAGCAGCAAAGAATTAACGAAACCATTCGCAATAATGACATGACGAATGCGAGGGCTATTAGGGGGCAGGATCTTTCCTATAAGGCTCAAATGGCAAGACTGAATCACGACAAGTATGTGTTTAAGCAGTCACAGGCGGCCCTTGAAAGAGCAGGACAACTTCAGGATATGGATGTTTTGTCTCTTAACTCACAGATAGCAGCGACGGGAATTGATCCGCTAACCGGTAAAGCTGCAACGTCAGCCAGAATGTCTCAGGCTAAGAGATGGCTTGATGGCAACAATAATTACAACAATGCGTTGATTACTGGTGAGCGAGGGATAGAGAAAATAGATTCTTTGCTTGGTAAGAAGGAGCTTGAAGGTATCGGTCGCTTCGAAGGAAGAAATATAGATGGCTTCACAAGTGCTGAAGGGCTTGCAAACCGTAATGCGATAGAAGAATTAAAGTCGGGTGCGTTTGTCCAGAACGTGCAGACTATGCGAGGTATGGGTAGCCTCTCCAATGCTGAAGGACAAAAACTGGAAAACCTTATCGCGAAACTCGATATAACACAGCCTGAAGAGGTCGTCAGAAAACAGTTATCTGAAATCCGATCGCAATATTCTGTATTTCAAAAGGTTGCAGCAAGGGAGGCTGAATCAATGGGATATAGTTCATCAGGTTATGACACATATGTTAGTGAGCGAAAATCAGGAAGCGACAGCAATAAGTCCGGTTTCTCGTCTTTATGGGGTGATTAATGGCTAAAGCATGGAAAGATGTTATCGCTTCTCCACAGTATCAGGCGTTAACTGAAGAACAGAAAGCACAGGCTCAAGCGCAATATTTTGATGAGGTTGTTGCCCCTAAGGCTGGTGACAAATGGGCTGAAGCAAGAGATCAGTTTTATGCAGCATACCCTCCACCTCAGCAGCAGAAAGAAGAACCATCATTGATGCAACAAGCTGGTGATTGGCTCACAGGTGGTCAAAGTGCAGGGCAAATTGCAGAACAGGCTGGTCGTGGTCTGGTAAACATACCATTTGACGTATTGCAGGGTGGCGCAAGTCTGATTAATGCAATCAGCCAGGGGCTTGGTGGCCCAAAGGTTTTGGATGATGTCTATCGTCCAGTCGATCGACCGACAGACCCTTATGCGCAAGCCGGTGAAACAATTGGTGGGTATCTCCTGCCAATTGGCACAGCGGCAAAAGCTGCTGGAGCGCCAGCAAAGCTCGCTGGAGATATCGGTTCCGCAGGAAACATGATTGCAGGTTCTCTTGCTGATGCTGCAAATCAGGAGGGCGACTTTGCACAAAATGCTGCCATTAACGGTGGTATCAATATTGGTGCTCAGGGGATACTTTCTGGGGCTGGAAGGATCTTAACCTCTAAATCACCTCAAGTTCTTGGTGGCGGGGCAATAAATTCCGCTGCTGATGTTTCGAAAATGGCAAAGTCTGGTACAGGAAGAGAGATTATTGCCAGACAGTCAGCTAATGTGTCAGACGAAATAGCAAAAGCAGCAGATACTGCTGGAATAGATATCAACGCATTAACTCCTGGCATGAGATCAGGTAGTCGTGGTCTTGCTCAGGCGGAGGGGATTCTGGCGTCAAAGCCCGGAATTACACAGGATGCACACACCAAAGCATTCAGTGAAATAGAGTCGAAATTTAACTCAGCATTGGATGAGTTTGGGGCTGAAGCAGGAACTGCATCAGAAAAAAGTGCAGCCATAAAACAGAGGGTTTTGGCAAGCATTGATAAAATGAAAAATTCAGAAAAGGCCGCATGGGATAGCGTCCGCTCCACGATGCCTGACGCAAAGGCCAGAATGTCAAACCTGAACGCTACAATTCAGGGTGATATTTTGGCTGGCATGCCGCTAACTCCTGAGATGAAACAATTCGCATCTGCTTATGCTAAAACTGGTAAAAAAGGAATCACGTTTGATGCCATGAAGGCATGGCGAAGTAAACTTGCTGACGCAGAGCAGAAGTATATAAGGTCTGGTGAGGCAAATACGGCAAGGCGCATGGCTGAGCTTCGTGATGCAGCAACGGAAGATATGCGCATAATGGCTCAAAATGGCGGTTTTCTTGATGACTGGCAAAAAGCTAATGACCTGTCAAAGGCAAGATTTACAGCACAAGAACAGGCTGAAGCAGCGTTTGGCAGAGACCTTGCAACTGATCAGTTGGTAAATAATGGCTCTAAGGCGTTACAGGGCTCAGCAAAAAGTGGAACAGGTCAGTTCCATAAAATAATAAGCGCCCTACCTGAGTCGGAACGCGCGCCAGCAATTGCATCAATATTACAAGATGCAATGTCGCAAGGGGTACGCGGAGGTAAGTCTGAAGAGGCTGGAATTAAGCATATCGCGACTATTCTTACCCCACAAAACGTGAAGGCAATTAGTCGATATTCTCCAGAACTTGGCAGGATTACAAGTTCATACGGAGAACTTGCAAGAGCAGCAACAAAGCCACTTCGATATGTTGAACAGACAGGGCGATCTATGCCAGCCATTAGCACTCTTGAGAATGGCCTTCATCCAGTTTTAGAGAGCGCATTGTCTGGCGCTTTTAGAACTACTGGCACTATCGCAGGGTTCTCTGGAGGAGGCGTTATTGGAGCAATAGCGGGTGGCGCTGCAGGTGGAGCAATTGATGCAATGGCAAAAGGAGCGATAGCGAAATTATCCGCAACTAGAAGCGGTCGTTACGCTATTGAAAAGGCTGTTCAAGAGGCAACAAAGGCAGTTAAGGTTGGGGCAAGTGATGGTGCATTAGCGGCGGCGGAACGCAGATTTATGGCAAATAAGGCCGCCGTAAAAGCAATACGCGAGGCACTAGGAAACGAAGAGTTCCAGCGTTTAGCAAGGGCTGGAATTGTGGCATCGCTAAGCGGAATGGCACAGGAGTAATTAGTCATCCATGGATGGATTGAGCTTATCTCGTGTTGATGTGGCAATTTTCCCAACATTTTTCAACCAAGATTTTAAGAAGGATATGTCGTCCTTAATATCATGAATATCCTCATTCTTTATACGATCAACCTTATCCTCTAGGCTCTCTATAGAACGCTCAATGCTAGACAGAGAGATTTTTAAGTCTCCTTGATCACGTTCCAGTGAGGATTTGAGAGCACAATATTCGTTTTCTAGAATTCCTATTTTTTTTGTTAGAGAGTGCATTCGATACTCATACACCAAACCAGAAACGACTAATGCAGCCAACAGAAACCATTCAAGCACACTAACCCCCTTAGTTGATATTTTATTTGTATGAAATCAACGAGTTAAGCTCCCTCTCATTTAGAGATTGGAATCTTTTTTCAGTTATATCAATGATGGCTGGCAATAGTTTTTTTACCTTCTCATGACCATCAGGTTTAATGATAGCAATGATCTGGATATGAATTGGATATGTGTTGTGTACCGCAAATATCAAAAAGTTATCGCTAACTCTACGATGTATTGGCGTTGTTTTTAACCAAGGATCATCTACTCCAGGGATCCTGATGTGCGACTTGTAAATTCCCGATAAGACGGCGTGATGGTTTCTCTCAAACCCACCAATCTTACCAAGATAAGCTGAAACGGTGCCTCTGTTTTTGTAGTTTGCAAGAGCCTTCGCAAAGTATTGTTCTAATGGTCCAGCCGCTGCATCTACAACAATGCTTATGCGGTTTTCCATTTTGGTGCTTCCATGCCAAATCTTTTATGTGAATCTTCAACTGATTTCTTGAATGAAGCCAACTCTTCTTCAGTGAACTCTTCAGGTTCAGCATATGATAGTGGTATGTGCTGCATTGCTAGCGTCACAAGCCCCATAGTTAGCCTTTTGTATTCTATAAAAGTATTTATTGAGTGGTTTTTCATTGTTGTAAGAGTTGACATATGGGGCTTCCACGCATCGCTGTTCTCAGCGATGAAGAAGGTATACAACAGTTTCGCGATACCATAATCAAGCTTAGATATTTGATCGTTCAACATATCTACATCGTCATGTTGAATATCAAGTGAGGAAATATCTTCTTCCGTACCATTACTTAATATGTCAATGAATGTAATGTACTTTTTGCAAACTTCCTCTACAGGTGACATAACGCAGTAGATCTTGCTAAGAGCTTCAGAAGCCTGTTTTTTAGACAAAGAGCCGCTATGACTGCGATCAAAGTCTGAAATTGAACGCTCGATAGATGTTGATATGTCAGAAAAAACGTTTTCAATTTTTCCTGGCTCTTGATTCAGGATGGCCATAACGCCTATCTCAATCACAATGTATACCTTGTTATTTTATATCAACGAACAAACATTGACCTATCTGGTCTCGTACATTTTTTTCAGGGTTTCAAACACCATCTTCTTAACAATTTCTGCTTGCTGATCAGCCAAGCGTTCAGCTTCGTCTCGATAGCCTGCAATCGGTGATGGCTTTGAGAGAGCATCCTGAACGATTTGTAATAACTCAGAGTTCATTGACCTTCCGTTAGCCTCTGCTCTTAATTTCAATTTTTCTCTTACTTCCAAAGGCATACGGAAGTTAAAGTGCGGATCGTCTCTAGCCATGCCATCACCCCAAGTTAGTGTATTGACATGATAGAAGCACTCTACTATATTCTCAATAGGTCCACGGTGGACCTATATTGTGAGGTGAATATGAAAGGAATGAGCAAAATGCCGCAGTTCAATTTGCGGTGGCCTAAAGAAGTATTGGATTTGGTGCGTAAGGTGGCGGAAGAGAACGGGCGATCTGTTAACTCTGAGATTTACAAGCGAGTGATGGACAGCCTGAAGAGAGAGGGGATTACGGTATGAAGGTGTCATTGCTTGATCGTTCTTTACAATTTTTGTCTGGCGCAATCATTGTAGTTTGCTTGCTCGTGATTTTTACATCGTTAATCAATATGTATCAATCAGGGGAACGATTGACAAAGACGATAGAGGAAAAAAAATCAGTCTCAAATTACGAAGTATCACATGCACATAACGATTTAGTAGAAAGCCTTGACCGTATTAACAAGAGGCTTGACGAGACAAATATGCTACTTAAGCAAATTCAAAATGAAGTGGAAAAACGTTGAAGCCCCAACTGCTGTAACAGTCAGGGCTTCGGTATCAACAAAACTTACGAGGTATTATTGATATGTCAAGCTTAGCAAAGTCAACTGTAAATTGCACTAATAGCATCATCATTTCTGACGTCAAGATTCATATGGATTCAGAGGGGCGTTACTCGCTTAATGACCTTCATGTAGCGTCTGGAAAGGAGGAAAAACATCAGCCAGCTTTCTTCATGCGTAGAAATGAAACTATTGAATTGATTAATGAAATTTTTAATTCTGCGGATATGCAGAATAAGAATCCCGTCCTTTCTAAGAAAGGTCGATATGGTGGAACCTACGTGTGCAAGGAGCTTGTTTACTCCTACGCCATGTGGATTAGCGCAGCCTTTGCGCTGAAGGTTATCCGTGCATATGACGCAATGGTTACTGCCACACAAGAGAGGAAGGCTATTGGAGGTAAAACTTCAGTAGCTGAACGCACACCGCTACGAGATGCAGTAAACATGCTGGTAGGAAAGAAAGGACTTCGCTATGACGATGCATACAATATGGTTCATCAGCGTTTTGGTATTGACAGCATTGATGAACTTTCAATTGAACAAATCCCGCTGGCCGTAGAGTACATCCACAGGGTAGTGCTTGAAGGTGAATTCATCGGCAAACAAGAGAAGAAAACCAACGAGCTTTCTGCAAAAGAAGCAAACAGCCTTGTATGGTTATGGGATTATGCCAACCGTTCACAGGCATTATTCCGCGAACTGTATCCGGCGCTAAAACAAATTCAATCGAACTATTCAGGCAGATGCTACGACTACGGTCATGAATTCTCGTATGTTATCGGAATGGCGAGAGACGTTTTAATCAATCACACACGAGATGTTGATATCAATGAGCCAGACGGACCAAAGAATCTTTCCGCATGGATGAGACTTAAGAATAAAGAATTACCTCCTTCAGTACATAACTACTGACAGATAACCAACGCAACGACCCAGCTTCGGCTGGGTTTTTTTATGCCCAAAATTCACCGTGGCCACGCTGCGGCGATTCATTGTATCTGGAGCAAATTAAATGACAGACATTACAGCCAATGTGATCGTATC